TTCGAGTTGTTGAACATATTTTAAACCACGGATAGCTGTTCACACTATACAGTGGGGTTTGACCGGTTTTAGAAGGGCTGCTTCTCTAGTACCTTGAACTAGGTTCTCGTAACATAAGGTGTTGTGATGGTCAGTCATAACGTTTTAATTACCCATGCGTTACTTCATTTATCCTCTGATAGAGCTTCAAGTTGAGAGTTTATACTTACTCACAAAGTCGGTTATTATAGTTGTCATTCTTTTGGAATTCCTTCCTCTACGTATCATACAATTATCTCATATGAGCACACAAGTGTGGTAGATTTTATCCTTCCAATAAGAAAAAACAGGGTTAACGTATTAGACTATAGCTAGAGCCGCAAGGGATAGCCATGCCAAGTAGAGGTCGCAAGCGACTTGCTCAACATGTTCAAAGAACGCCTTCTGTTACTACAATGACCTGGACATATAACGGATGCCCTAGCACGACATGAATACATGTTTTTGTGTGTAACGTCCCACTAACGAGTCATTTATCCTCTGACTGGAGCTTAACCTGATTGTATTATTATCCTGTATACTCAGCTTTTAGTTTATCCTCATTACGGAGCTAATAGTTTATCCTCATTTCGGAGATTGCATTGTTATCCTGTATGCTCAGCTATTAGTTTATCCTCATTACGGAGATGCTGATCGGCCTATGCCATCACTATTGGGTCAAACAAATTACCTTGCTTGTAAAGTTTTGTTAATTCATCAATTCCAAGAAATTGTATCTCAAAATTGATAGAAGCCAAAAAAGATTTGACTGCTTCCATTTCTCTATTATAAACTGTAGAACCATGCAAAAACAACTCTCTTTGAAAATTCAAGAGTTTCACGATTGATAGTTCATAATTTCGAGCCGGATCCTTAACATAATTCAAAGTTGAAGTAATTGTTTTCATCTCTAATGGGGCAACTATAGCTTGCAAGTAATCATTATATCGAAAACCGCGTTTAAGAAACGTGCATTTTTCAATGCTCTGAGTAGTATAAGTCCACTCTCCTTTAGAAGCTGGCGTAAAATCCAGTCCTAAACCGTTCGCGATTCTTTCAAAACTTTTACCATTAAACCAAGTGGCTGTTTCAGCATTAACTGACACTAATTTGTCATCACCGTACACATCATCTCTAACTGAGGCTAGAAATTTTTGTAGCGTTGGGGCGAATCCAAATTGTTGCTTATGTAGAATGTAGAATATATAGGCTGTTAACATCTTATTAATTAATGAGTTGTATTCCGCAGTCAAAGATATACCCGAAGGCAAACTGTGAGTAGTATAATATACGTCATTCAAAGTTATAGTTGGACAATTTTGTATTAATAACAATAAATTGTCTAAAATAATCTTATCATCATGATTTCCATTAAACTTTTTCACTAAGACGCTGCGTAACACGGACTGGAACTGAGGGAGCATTCCCCCGTCCCATTTACCCCAATCCCCATCAAATGAATGTCCATACGCTTGATGCTTTCGCATAAGTTCTGTCCATTCATCCGAAAACGGATTGATGCAGACTCGTACACCATTAACATTTCTGTTTTGATGTAAATTAACTAATAAGTCGAGCAAATACTCACGTTGGAGGCAAGTAACATGCAATGGAGCCATTTTAAAACTACGAGGTTTATCAACCTTCTCTACATTTCGCAACTCATCCTTAAGTATCTCAGCATGGATCGCATCTGATACTTGGACGCTGCCTTGTGCCAGTTGGGAGCGTAATTTATTAACGTTTTTTCTCAAAAAGGGTTTAAAAACCCCTCTCTCATAATCCAGATAATCATCCTTTTTCAAGTCATATCCAAATCCACAAGAGGTCTCTTTATTAATAGGATTAGCAATCGTAATCCCTTGAGATTTAATACCATTTACTACTTCAAGTTCAGAACTTTTAGTAAATTCCGGTATTAACACATTAATAAATGACTCAGCATAATCTAAGGCTTCAATGTCCACTTTCTTAGTAATCGTAAGAGATTTCTTCGAAATTTCCTTCACTGAAACTTTTAAATTGGCTGGTACACGCTCTTTGGGGTATATACCTGATATGGCAGATTCTACGTAAGTAGTTCTATCAGGTATGTTTTGATATAAATCAACGTCGGTTTTGGCAAGAGACATGCCAGGTACCCCTCCGACGATCGCGGTAGCATGATTTGGTCTTTCTGTCAAAAATCTTAAAAGACTCTTAGAGAACTTTTTACAAATTCCCATTTTGCCGTCTGTGCTACCGGCTACGTGCATTCCTATGGGTATATATCCACCTTCTATCATACAATAATAGATGGAACCACATAGACCCTTAATTGACATATCTGAGACAATGTCATCGGCAAACAAAGGGTATTTAAGGTTTTGAACATAATAATTAGATTTGTATCCTAAATTAGTGAAAGATCCACCAGTTTTAGAAATGCCATAAGGCGTTCCAATGAATACATTATCCAATTGCATTACACCATCCAAATTTCCAAAACGAAGTCTCGGAAACTGGTAGCTTATCTGTAAGTTCAAAACCACCACATCATTTAGTAGATCAGAGAAAACTTGGTTAACTCTGGCATTATCTACTAACACAGATCCATCTCCAGTCTTTACAGTTATAAAAACTTTCCTCGATAGATCAAATTGGGAGATATAATGATGTGGTACGACAGCCACCTTAGCAGTACAAATAGCAATACCTGTAACTGATCTAGTGGTGCCGTCTTCACTGTGCACACCAGTGAGTTCAAAGAAGTAAACTCCTTTGCAGTCCCCAACCCTCTCCAAGGTGGAAACCTTATCATAAACAACTTCCTCCACAGATGAAAAAGCATCTGGGATCCAGTCTGTTCGCGAGATTTTCTTAACAGGTTTATTCACATAAATAACGTCATTAACAAATTGTTTACCTTTACAAAAATATTTAGAAATTACAAAATAACACAAAAATATAAAAGAACTAGAAAAAAATTAAAAATGATGATATACATGCAGATATAGGTCTACAAATGAGATCTTTAAGATGAGCCATAAAATTAGAAAAACTTGAAAAATTAAAAGTAAAGCATTTATTTACAAATTCAGCAATGTTAGACAAAAGTCTAACAAACTCACTTTGCCAAGTTGCCTCGGCAACAGGTTCCATACAAAACTTGTCCAAGAGTTCAAAAGTTAAAATATCTTTTGAAGCATCCTGAATTTCATCTTGTATTACCGCCTGGACACCTATGTTAAGTTCATCGCCCCCTTGCAAGAAAACTTGCTCGGGAACTCCCTCAACACGTAAAGTAGGCATCATATTACCCTCCCAGACAATATCACCTCTTCTATCTAAAGAGAAGGGGTCATTTTGTCTGTTAGGGATATATAATCTACCTACTTTACCTTTCGGTGTATATGAGTTTGTTACATCTTGTTTCACAGAAAAATGGTTAAAAGTCGCCATAAGCGAATCCAGGAACTGTTCATTCGATTTTATTTCATTATCAGAATGCACAGTCCAAGTCTTCGCTTTGGTGTCTCTCAACTTGAGAGTCCAATTTCCAGTCCAAATTCCATTTACGAACTCCACGTGAGTGAAATCAATCAGTTTTATGCGCCTACACAACGCTTCCTTATCAGTAATTCCGCAATCAGCTGTTAACGTAACGTTAGCAGGATTGATATTAGAAGTAAAGAGTAAGAAAGAAGAAGAAAAGTGCTTTGTACCTTTCTTCGGAGCTTCAGCGCAATTTAGAGGATACCGAATAGTAGACACCATATTTATGATGTCGGACCACTGGTAAACTCCTTTCTGACCAATGTCATCCATTACAAAAACATCTTCATTGTTATAATGATCGTAAAAATCTCGATCCTTTATCGAAGCATGTGTATACACACTTCGATATAGGCCGATCTCCTTAACCAATCTTGACAACAACGTTGATTTTCCGCAACCGGGGGGTCCATAAAATAGAAAGCATAGAGGTTCAGTTCGAGTTGCATTCTTGTAAGTCAAATAACGAATATAAAAATCATTAATCTTCTTATCAGAGTGCAATATTTTAACGGGCAAGGTTTTTGACATTGTCAGATAAACATCTTTCCAGGTCTTATAATCATCCATAAAGGATTCATATTCTTCCTGAAAATCTGTATCTGACAAAATCGAGTTATTGAGGTTGTACTTAGAAAAAAGAGATTCAAATCTACGCACTAGCCTATTCATTCGAGTAAAAGGGATTTTCTCCAAAATATACTGAGAGTATACTTCAGAGAACCATTGACAATTCTTAGACAATTTAGAATCTTCTGAGCTTTTGTGTTTAAGCCATATAGCAATTAAAAACGGAATTTCTAATATATATGCCATACAATCTTGAACAAAGCTCAAATCATCTAAAATTTTAAGACGTGTAAAAAGAGTTATATTTTTAAAAATATGCATTAAACGAGATCCAACAACACCAGAAAAGAGCGAAGCCATTATTAAAGTATCAAGAGATTGAGCTTCAATAATGGGTTTCGTTGAGATTGATTCTTTAAGAAAACGATACAAATATGGAATAAATTTAAATATAAACATACGATAAGCGATAGCTGTTAAACCATCACCTAAAACTACATCATATATAAACCATTTACATAATTCTATAATTTTATTAAATACTTGTGAAAATAAGTCCGATGCTGAAAAAAGAGGTTTAACAATATTTTCATTTAAGGGTTTAGCGATTCCATGAGCAATATTTACAGTTTCTTCAATTTTATTTACAGTTTCAGGTAATCTCCTCACACTTCCAAATAAACTGGTAATGTACGAAAATAGCCCTTGAGATTCAAATTTTTGTTTACAATTCTTGGTTCTCTCTAGTCCTTCGATTTGACGAATCAATTCTAAGACTTTTGAGCGCGTTAAATGTGGGGGAAAGAGATACATAACATTTTGCTCCGATATACTCGAAGCAACCTTAAATCCATATGAACGGTAGTTTTCGATCTTCTTATAGTCAGTAGAAGGTATTTCAATAATAGATAAACCTTTCTTTCTAATCAAGACCGAATACCACTGTGTTTTGACGATTTGCATTTTACCATTTGAGTTTGTTGTTTGAAATTGAATTTGATTACACTTGTCCATGCTACACATTGATGCCTATACCAACTAGTCGTGAAAACAGCGAATATATACATAATCATACGAGAAAAGATTCAGCGTTTGCTTCTAGCTTCAGCGTTAATTAGGGCTTTAACTTCCGAACAACTTACGGAAATTGGGGTCCTAATGATACTGAAATTCGATTGTGCTTC